AGCCATCCGAAAACATCTCCTTTGCTTTCTTCACCTCCCCCTTCAAATAGGTTAGGGTAGTTTTTAATAATTTCGGATAGAGAGCCGAAAAAAAAAGCGAGTATTTGTAAAACTGTGGAGCAGGTAGGTCTTTGAAATTGTCAACCTTCCACTGATAATCATCCTCTATCTTCCGCCCAAAAATATTAACTCGGTACGATAAACACGCAATAATCTTATGTAACGCCTCTATCTTGTCGCTGTCACCTAATTCTTGCAGTTCTATGAAATGATGAGCCTCCATTGCTTTGGCATTCTTGACGAGCTTGAATCTTCTGCCTTTGTGTTTAAACGTCCACTTCAATCGGTGCTTTGGTTCTTGCTCTAAAAACGACAGGTCAATTTTCCTCAAGTCATTCAATGTCCACTTCTCAACCTCCTCATATGGTAGCCCTTTAATAATCGCTACCGTGTGAGCTGTTTTCTCAATCGGGTTAAGGTCATCAGGAAGCTCTCCAATCTCTTGAAGCATTCCGATTGTAATATCTTTCCATTTAAGCATAGTAAAATAATCCTGGTTTGTTGTGTTGTTTACAATCATTGGCAAGAGCTAACGCCATCACGCAGTCATCATGTAGCCCTTGTGGTGCTGTGTATCTCACTCCTGTTCTTGTGTATTCAAATTCAAAGTTACGCATTTCATCCGCAATCACACCCTCAGGAAATTTAACCTGCTGCCCTTGTACTGCCACCACTAATCCCTCTATCAGTTGCTGCTTTGATTGGCTTGTGAATTTAAAGCCTTTGATTCTTGGATGCTGCCTTTGAAGTTGCTCAACGATAGGATCACCGACTCCCGTACTATCTACAAACGCAGGTGTGTTGCCTATGGTTGCCGTTATCCTCTGCAATGTCTGTGACCAATCTGCTTGGAATCTGTCAAAGTGAACGACCTCGCCCTTTTCGTTTAGTCCTATGATGACTGTCCAGTCTGTGTACTTGGCAAGGTCAATTCCGTAAGCCTTTGGGGTGCCTGTACTCTGTTGAATACAAGCGTCAATATTCTCATGTCCGAACGGGTTAGAATTATCATCAGCAGGTTCAGCCAAATACAACTCCCTAAACACATACTCAGGAAGGTCACGTTTGGCTTGTTCAATCTCCTCACGTTCAATAATGCCCTCTTCCGCTGCATCGTATGCTGTTATTTTGAAATACTGCATATTGGGATCACCTGCCTTTGCCCTTTCCCCTAACTTATAAAACCAATTCTTCTTACCCTTGACGTTTCCTATTAGCTTACATTTGCCCTGTGTTGCCGTTAGGGTTGAACGTAGAGCGAACCAACTGTCCTCTCTTGCTCTTGATGCCTCATCAAAGACTGCCGCATACACATCATCACCATAAAGGTTGTCAGGCTTCTCTGCCGATTTAAACTCTATCCTTGAGCCTACCGGTGTGATTAGTGTTAATTTGCTCTCATTGGAAACAAAGAAGTTTTTCTCTGTCACCTGTGCCTTCATACGTCTGAATGCAATCTCTGCTTGTTGATACACAGGAGCAACCCACCACACTGATTGATTTTCTTTCAAACTCAGCGACTGCTCAAATAACCAAATAATATGACTTGCCGTTTTACCCGTCTTAGTAGATGCAGCCGTTATCGTGTAACGTGCATCTGAATCCAAGATGGCTTTTTGATAAGTGGTTAACTTTGGTCTTGAGTAGTTTATTTGCATACTTGCCTAAGTAGGTCTACACGCTTTTTGTTTATGGTGTCAAGGTTGTGGTGTTGGTGGCAATACTGGTAATTAATCTCACCTACCTCTTTGACTTTGTCTGACTTGATTAGCTTTCCAATCTCAGACCAATCGTTGTTGTTAACAAAGAAACATCCAAGATTGTCTCGGTGATTCGTGTATGGCTCAACTGCACTTACAAAGATGGGCAACTTGTAGGCTGCCGCTTCCAGAATCTTCAGCTCTGATTTGTAACGGTTGAACTGTGTTTTTTGAAGTGGTGCCAAACAGATATCAATCTCAGAGTAATACTTGCCGAACTCGTTTGCCTTTGTTCCTACCCTTGTCTGAAACCACTCAGGTCGTTTGTGTCTTGGCTCTCCTGTGATTGCTTTCTCCATGGTTGCCCAATCGGGAACATTCTCATGAAAGCCACACATTAAGAACCTCGCTCCGTATTCTTCGCAGATAGGCTTTATTTTGTTTGTAAGCAACTTTAAGTCTTCTGTATGTGATAACCCTCCGACCCATCCGATAGTGAAAGGATGCTCCGTTTCTGCTTTCCATTGACTTTGATTGTAGTCTAAAGCATTGGGAATGATGTGAACATTCTCATTAAATTCCCGAACTTTTTCCCGAAGTTGTTCGGTAGTAACCATCACCGCATCTGCATAGTGTAGGCTGTCCTTGATGCCGTTCTTGATGTATGCTCGGTAGAACTTGTACGCTGGGTTATACTTCGGAAGCACCCAATAGTCATCAATATCAACGATGAAAGGGATTTTCTTTTTAGCCAGTACCGGTAAGATGTTGTATTGGAGTTTTCCCAGCCATCGGTTGAATACCACGCAATCGTATTTTTCAAAGGGCAAATCTGCCCATTCGTTTTGATCCACGGACACATCAACTGTGATGCCGTAGTCAATTTGAATTTTGACATAGGGGGTGTATAGCCTGTGAAAGCTCACCCCATTCATTCCGTCAAGTAATAGAAGTACCCTCATTAGAAAGGCATATCATCCTTTTCTTTCGGTGGTCTTGGAACTGCCACATAGTGGGTTGCCTTTGACCTGTCGTTCTGAGTCTTGAGTTTCTGCACTCTGATTCTGACATCTCCGTACTTGTTAATCTCAAGCTTCCCGTCAGAAAGTGCTTGTTTAAATTTGTCCACGTTCACCGTGATGTTTAAGCCGTAGTCATCTGACCAGGCGTTTCCTAAAAATGTAATTTCATCCATATTAAAATAGTTTAGGTTTGTTTGCTTCTTTGATTCGCTCTTGTGCGATATTGTAGTATTTCTCCTCCTTCTCTATTGCGATATATTTTCTCTTTGTGTTTATCGCTGCAACTGCTGTGCTTCCACTTCCACAGGTCAAATCTACTACAAGATTGTTTTCGTTGCTGTACGTCTTAATCAAGTCCTCAAGTAGTGCGATTGGTTTCTGTGTTGGGTGATAGCCGTTGTAGTCCTTTTTATATTTGAGTATGTTGCTTTTGTATTTCTTGCCTTCCCAAAGGTTGAATGTATGAGGTGCTTCTCTATTCATTCTTTCTATTAGTTCTGTTCTGTATTCTTGGTCTATTGGCTTAAGTTCTGAAAATGTTTTAAAGCCTTGCATTTTGTCAATCTTAAAATGTTCTATTAGTTCGTTGTAAGTTGGTTCTGTGCATAGGCTAAATTGCGTTGAATCAACTCTTAAAACATGGTCAGCCTTTTGCCCTATGATTTCAATAATTGTTTTTTTGTTAAACCCTATAAAATCCATCACTTTCTTAAAGTATTTTCTTAACGGATGCAGCCCTTCGAAGTCATGCTTTGTATGTGTCTTACTAAATACAAGTATATCCTCAAAGTATGAAACGGGTGCTTTCTTTGAACCTAAAGCATTTGCAAAACTATCTTTTTCCCATATCATCCGATAACTAAACGGCACGTTAGGTATTGCGTTAATGATTAGTTCAGATGTATAAGGCTCTTGACTAAACAGAATTAGTTTGCCGTTCTTTCTTAATATGCGATTTGCAATGCTAAAAATGTCTTTCGGGTGAATAGTTTTATCCCAATTATTTATACCAAGTTTGCGACCTCCGTCTGTGTCCATATTCCCATAAGGAGGGTCAGTCAATATCATATCAACTGAACCACTTTCTATCTGTTCGCTTTGCTCTAAACAATCCCCGTGTAAAATCATCAATCTAAATTAAGTGTCACGTTAACAACCTTTGCCTCCACGGTTGCGTCTACGGTTTCCTTTGGCTTACCATATACCCGACTGAGTAAAGTATCCATTGAATAGAGTGAGCCTTTCTCATACGATTTAATGATAGCCTTTGCAACTGTCTTCTCAAGCATGGTTGCTCCTTCGTTCTTGAGTACCTTTTTAATCTCTTGTTCATCCATTGCCATAATAGCCTGAATGCTATCGTTCACCTCTGAGAGTTTGTACCCCTCCTCCTTCATCAAGGTGGTGAACTTCTTAGGTCTGCCGTTAGGGTTTGCAGTTTCCCCTTTCTCAGGTACTTTTAGAGTTCCTCCGTTTCTGCCTGGTATCTCTTTCATTACTTTGTTCTTACTTTGTAATTACGTTCATTCATCTTAATCTTATGGACTACCTTCAGCATTGACTTAAATTGTTTTTTATCACCGTATTCAATGTGACATGACCTGCACAATCCCATTAGATTGTCAATCGTGTCTTTGTTTCCTCCACCCATACCTCTTGCCTCTATGTGATGAATGTCAACGGCTGTGTCACCGCATAGTTCACAAGGTATCCAATCGGTGGGATGGTAGTTCATTTCCTTCAGATATATTTTTGTGTGCTTCTTCAAAGCCTAATTACTTGACAATCCGTTCTATTTTTTAGCTCGTGCATATGCTGATTGTGAGCGTTAAAGTTTGTGCCTTGCTCTCCTCTGATATAGTGTTCAGTCAATCCTTGGTATAGTTCACGACCTCCATCTATTCCTAACGTATATACTTGGTCAAATCTATTCATCAATAGTTCAAATGCAAATGAGCTTGAGTTGAATGTTCTGAATGTATAATGCCCCACATTTGGATCAATCTTAAACTGCACAAAGATTGTGTTGTCGTATATCTTTTTATTGCAGGTTCTGGTCAGAATAAAACGTGCCTTGTATTTTCCGTTTATGTATTTCTGTGGTTCGTTGTAGATGGGTGGATCATGAAAGGCTGCTATATCTGCGTATCGTGTTTTTTCCAATGCTCCATTAATTGTCCAAACGTTATAGTCTAACATCATAGAAGCATCCCACCTCTCAAGAGATGGACCAGTACCAACAACGAGCCAAGGTTTATCCTTCGCCCAATCCTGTTGAATTATCTTCGTTACGCACGACACGTTTTCTACGCTTTTTTTTAACGGGCTGCTCGTCATCAGCAAGAGTGTTCAACTCCTTCTTCTGTGCCTCAGCTCTAATAATCATTGAGAGCATTCCCTCAACGACACAGTTGCCGCACGTTGGAAGTGGTTTCCCCATCTCTTGTAGGTACACTGCTCTGAACTCGACATTCTGTTCAGGTGTCATTTTCAGCACTTGTGTTTCTTTCCATTTCTGGAATACTGGCAGCATCTCCTCCAGTATGAATGTTATTTGTTCTTGGGTCATATTATTTTATTTTCACTTAATATCCTAATTGCTTTGGTTAACGCTTCGTTGACTTCGCTTGGTCGTGGTTGACTCAGTGCAAAGCCCCTTCGGTATTTTAAATGTCTTTTTAATGTGTCAATTACTTCGTTAATGTCCTTTAGTTCATACATATCTGTTCAATATCGCTGCTGTCATTCCTGCCGCAAATGAGAATAGAACTCCCTCCAAGGAGTGGAAGTACAGTACACTCAACCAAAACGCTAGACATAGCTCACAGGTAAATGGCTTAACCTTGAGCCGATATGTCAAGTTTCTTACAAGAATTACTCCTGCTGAAGCGAGCCCTAATATCTCAAATGTAAGGTTCATATTTTTTGAATTGTTTGTTCGCTTTATACTTAATCTCGTTAATCACTTTATCTATTTCGTGCCTACTTATGCCCGTTGCTCTGCTGATTGATCGTGCTGATTTTGGTTTAATGTTTCGACCTCCCTCGGAGTATAATTTCCAAATCTTTGTATGATACCAGTCATACTCTCGCAGTACGATATCAATGCAGTAGTGCAGTATCTCGTTTCTGTAATCAACATCATGATCAGGAATCTCAAGTTTAGAGGAGTCCAACATTGGCTCTTGTTTAAATAGTTTGTTGAACCTGGTGTATTGCCCATAGGCTTGATTGACCACGATACGGATGACCAAGCCCTCCCAATATCCGCTGTTGTATTTTTCCAATATCCATTCTTCATCCTTTTCGCAGATTATTAAAAACACCTCTTGATACAAATCATTAGCTTGGTGCTTCCCTATCTTCTCACAAACTTCCCGCAACCATTCGGCTGTTGTCAGCTCGTTTATGATGTCGGCTTTTTTGATATGTCAAAGTTCTTTGCAATTTCAATACCTATTTAAGAAGTTTTACACAATAGTTGCACAGTCTTATCATTGCATATTGAATAAACTTCAAAGCCTTGTTTTATGTATTTCTTCGCATAGTAGATGACTTGCTTTTCATTCTCAAGGATTATGTGAACGTATTCTCTACCCTTCCTGACTGTCAGCTCCATTAATCAACTCTAATATGGTTAACTCTTCTCTGTACACCTGAGGAATGTCCAGCCAATTCTCTACTCTCTTACATCCATTTATAACGCTTGAATGATCACGGTTAAAAATAGATCCTATCTTCACAGTGCTGAAATTCTTTCTATGCCTTAGATAATAAAACAAAGCATGTCTGACGTTAACGATTGATCTGTCCCTCATTGGGCTTTTCAGTTCATCTTCAGTGATTCCGTACTCGTTTAAAATCTTTCCATAAAGTTCGTGACATCTTTCAACATTGTGTCCTTTAAGTTTTAGTATTTCATGCCTCATCTTGTGAATGGTCACTTGATACTCTCTAATTTGATTTCTGACTTTACGTTGGTAGTTGTCGTGTTGTTTTTCTAATCGTGTGAGCTTTTGCTTTGCTGCGATGTATTCTGGGTAAAAATCTTTCATAATAGTTTTAATTGTTTCTGGTGGTCTGTTAATCTCTTTATGGCTGCGTTGTAGTAGTCTGTGTCAAGTTCACAAGCCGTTAAATCAAATCCTAAATCGTGACACGCTATTGCTATTGAACCTGAACCTAAATGAGTGTCTAATATCTTGTCACCTTCCTTTGCGTAGTTCTTTAGAAGCCATTTGTATAATTTTACAGGTTTCTGTGTTGGATGTTGAGTACCTCCTTCTATCATTAATTGCCCTCTATTTATAATTATTCTTCTTAGTGCTTTATTAAATGATGTAAAGGCTAATTCTCCATCACTCATTGATAAATCTTGTCCTTTATCCCAAAAAATCCAACCCATCGAACTTGGTATATATTTAGTGAAATAATTAGCCCCCCAAATGATTTGATTTTTACTGATTCTAAATAATTCATCAAAGTATTCTTTTTTAGGAGTTTCATTATCCCATCCTTTATGTTCAAAATGTTTTCTTTTATGTTTAGGATTTTTAGTAAATGTTTCTTTTTGTCCACTTCTATTTATCCCATAAGGTGGGTCTACAATAGCAAGGTCAAAATATTTATCTGGATACCTTGCCATTAGTTCCATGTTATCTTCGTTTGTTATCATAGTTCTAAATAATACGCCATACAGGCTGCCTTGTAAATAATTTCCTCGTCAAGTTGTGAGCGTTTCTGTTTGTGACCTCTTTCTCTTTTGAGTTTGTAAAACCAAATGTTCTGATTGTCATTAATCATCTCCACTAACTCAGCCACTCGCCTCTCATCAATCTTGGGTTTGTCTTCTAATTCCTCCCAAGCCTTGCATAGAAAAGATGGAAACACTGCCGCCCTTTTTGTTCGCACATTCTCCCAATTGCTTTTCGCTATATCAAAAGCTGACATTTTAGGGCTATTGTCAACCGGTGCTTCTATTGCCAAATACTCTCTTGGCTTTAGTTTTAAAGTGTGACTGTTGTCTTTGATGTAGGCGTTCATGATATCGCTGACAAATTTGACGTTCAGTTGTTGTGGTTGTCTGATCGTGTACTTTCCGAGCAGATACTCTCTGAAGGCTTTGTCCATCGTTTCGATTTCGCATCGTGCGAAGCCGTCTTGAATAAACTCAATAAACTCCTTGCCTTGTTGTGGTGGCTTAATACCTCCTAATGAACAGAGCTTTTTTAAACGCTCTAATATCATCTCCTGTGGTATATCCTGAATGTAGTTCATAATGTCCAGTTGTCTAATTCGTTTTGACTATCCGCATACGGCAGCTTTTCATCCTCGTATCTCCTTTGATTTAAATACGTTGTAAAGTTAGGTAAGTAATCTGTTTTTTGAGCAGCGATGTGATTCTTGAGAAACAATGGTAGGTGTTCCCTTATCTTTTCAAGCTCTGCCTTTTTTAACTTTCCAAACTTGGCGGCTGCATCTTTCTTACTTCCAGGTTGTCTACTTGATACCTTGCTGTAAATTTTCCAAACTTCCGCAAAAATATCTTCATTCTTATTTTTAATTATA